CAGCATCCGTGGCCGAACGCGACCGAGGGCGAGCTCCTGGCCCGGCTGGAGCAGGACGGTGGGACGACGGCGGGGAACGCGTACGTCCGGAAGGCGACCCCGGAGGACGGCGGCGGCGACCTGCTGGTGCAGATGCGCCCCGACTGCGTGACGATCATCAGCGAAGAGGCCCGCGACGACAAGGGGCGGGTGTTCCGCCGCCCGGTCGGGTACTCGGAGGATCTACGGCAGGGCGGGGTTGAGCAGGACGCCCAGTTCTACTCGGTGGACGAGGTGTGCCACTACAGCCCGGTGCCGGACCCTGCGGCGTCGTGGCGGGGCATGTCCTGGCTGACGCCGGTGCTGCGGGAGGTCGGCGCCGACCAGGCGCTCACCACCTACAAGACGGCGCACCTGGAGAACGGGGCGATGCCTGGGATCGCGGTCAAGTACTCGCAGAAGCTTTCGGACAAGACGGTTCAGACGCTGGCCAAGCGGTTGTCGGCGAAGTACAGCGGGCCAGAGAACTCGGGGAAAACCTGGGTGCTGGATGAGGGCGCCGACCCGCAGGTGCTCGGCTCCACTTTGGAGCAGCTGCAGTTTGAGGCCGTCACCAAAGCGGGGGAACGGAGGGTGGCGGCGGCGGCGCAGGTGCCGCTAGAGGTGCTCGGGCTTGAGGTGGGGGACTACCAGGCGGCGATGCGCCGGTTCGCGGACACGTGGGCGCGGCCGTCGTGGCGGAAGGCGTGCGCGTCGCTGGAGCACCTGATCCCCACGTCGGCGGACATCGGGCCGGTGCGGCTCTGGTATGACGTCGCCGGGGTGGCCGCGCTGCGTGAGGGTGAGCTCCAGCGCGCGCAGGCGTTCCTGGTCAAGTCGCAGGGCCTCGCGTCGACGGTCACAGCCGGGTACACGCGGGACAGCGCGGTGCAGGCAGCGGACGCGTGTGACATCTCGCTGCTGGTGCCGGACCCGAACGCGCCGACCCCGGGCATGGCGGGGCGGATCACCGAGAGCGAGCGGTTCGGCGCGCCGGGTCAGCGGGCGCCGCAGGCGGGGAAGCCGGAGAACCTGCCGGGGGTGGGGCACCCGAACCTGCCGGACGCGCTGCCGGGCGGGCCGGAGGTTATGCCCGCGGTGCCGGGCGGCCCGCGGGGTAACGGGGTTAACGGGCGGCGGAAGGCGTGACCCACTCGAACACGTGGGTGCCGTCCTCGCGGACCCGCGCGAGCCGGTAGCACTTGAGGTCAGTCCCCACCACGTTCTCCGGCGCCGGGTCTAGCTCTGTGACCCACGCGGACTGGACGGACCCGACCCAGTAGGTGGTGAGGTCAGCAGGCAACTTGAGCCGCTGGCCGTCTAGTGGGCCGCCACCGGTCATCTCGGATACCACGGTGCCGCTCACGAACCCAATCGTACGGAGGTCTCCGGTGTCTGACCTGTACGCACCCGGCGACCTGCTTAGCCGGGGCGGCCACTGGCTGCACAACTGGGTTCCTCTTGACGCGGAAGCGCTGAAAGAGAAGCACCACGGGCACGTCCCGCCGGGGGCGAAGGTCGGGCACACGAAGCACGGGACGGGCCTGCCTGCCACTCCGCCGGGCCACATGTGGGTGCACAACGTCACGACTGGCAAGCCGCAACTGGTCACTAAGGCGGAAGCTGCGGCCGGGCATCAGCGGTACGGGGCGCGGACTTTCAGGGCGGGTTCACCGGCTCGCGGTGAGGTGGATAGGCGGGCGCTGGCCCTTGCCCGTGAGGCGGCGAATGTCGGCCGCGCCCTGACCCACGAGAAGGCGGTTATGAGGATGAGCGACTACGACGCTGACGGCCTGGACGCGTCCTGGGACGGTGACCATCCGGACCTGCCCGACCTGTCCGGGCTGGACGTCCCCGACTTCGAGGCGATCGACGGGGCCGCGCCGGAGGCGGATGTGGCGCGGGCCGCGTCGCTCGGGTCGGGTGCCCGGTTCAAGGCGCTGAAGGGGAAGCTCGCCGCGAAAGGCGCCAGCAACCCGGGCGCGCTCGCCGCGTACATCGGCAGGAAAAAGTACGGCAAGTCCAGGTTCGCCGCGCTGGCGGGCAAGGCGCGGAAACGGAAGGGCGGCGGTTCGGTGTCGCGTGGGCTGGTGACGCGGGTGTGCCCGCTGGAAGACATCCACATCGTGTCAAGGGCCGACGGCGACGGCACCGGCCGCGTCGTGGAGGCGTATGCGGCGGTGTTCGGCCAGCCGGTCGGGATCCGCGACGGGCAGGGCGACTACGAGGAGGTCATCCACCCGGGCGCGTTCAACCGCATCCTCGACCACCTCCGTAAGTCGCCGGGTGGGCTCAACCGGGTGAAGGTGCTTTACAACCACGGGAAGACGCTCGACGGTTCGCAGGCGCCGGAGTACCAGCGTCCTTTGGCGACCCCGCTGGAGATCATCCCCGACAGCCGGGGGCTGCTCACCCGCAGCGAGTACAAGAAGACGCCGCTCGCCGAAGAGGTGCTCGATGACATCAAGGCCGGGCGGCTGACCGGCCAGTCGTTCGAGGGCCCGGACCTGCAGTCGGACCCGCCGCTGCGCGGCCCCGGCGACCGCTACCGCCGCCGCGGCGGCGCCAGGCAGCGCGTGACCCGGATGGCGCTCGGCCTGCTCAACTACGGCCCGGCGCTGTATGAGGCGTACCCAGGCGCGGAGTTCCTGGGAGTTCGGATGACCGTCATCGGCAGCGATGAGGGCCAGTTCACCGGCGATGAGGACGAGTTCCCCGGCCCTGATGGGGAGCTCACCGGTGTCACCCCCGAAGAGGTGATCCCGTCCCGGTCCCACGCACACAGGCTCTGGCAGATCCATTACGAGGACATGGCAAGCCAGGCCGGGATCATCCGAAGGGGATGACATGGCAACTCTGAAGGAACTCACCGATGAGCAGGTCCGCATCGCGGCGAAGCTCGAGGAGATGAACCAGAACCCGGACACCACCGAAGACAGCGACGGGAACCTGCGGGACACCCTGATCGCGCGGTGGAAGGAGATCGAGCCGGAGCGGGAGAAGCTGACCGCTGCGATGGATGACATGGCGATGATCACCCGCGCCGCGCAGGCCGCGCAGAACCCGGCGAACCGTGAGAACGGCGACGGCGGCGGCAACGGCCAGGTCGCGCGGACCTGGAACGGGGACGCGCCGCAGTTCATGCGGAAGACGGACCCGTTCGCCGACATCGACCAGGTCCAGCGGAACCTGGTGCCCGGCAGCGAGATGGTGTCGCGGGCGGTGACCGCGATCGAGATGCACGACAAGCGCGGGCTGCTCCCCGGCCATCGCGGCGAGGAGGCGACGCGGAAGGCGCAGGGCCGCCCGGACATCGCCCGGTACATGCTCACCACGGGCACGGACGCCTACATGGAGGCGTTCCGGACGTACCTGAACGACCCGGAGGGTGAGGGGCAGATCGCCCGTGCGTCGCTGACCACCGCCACCGCGCAGGCTGGGTTCCTGCTCCCCTACGTGCTGGACACATCCATAGTGTTGACGAACTCCGGCAGCACGAACCCGTACCGGCGGCTCGCGCGCGTGGAGCAGACCACGTCGAACGCGTGGCAGGGTGTCAACTCGGCTGGGATCACGTCGGCGTGGCTGAACGAGGCCGCGATCGCCCCCGAAGCCGGCACCGCCGTTGGGCAGATCCAGATCATCCCGCAGAAGGCCGCCGCGTGGGTGACGGGCTCGTTCGAGGCCATGTCAGACACCGACTACGCCTCGCAGCTTCCATCCTTGCTGGCAGACGAAAAGAACATCAGGGAAGAAGCCGCCTTCGCCTTGGGCACTGGTGGCACGACTGGGCCGAACACGGGGATGCCGCTCGGGATCCTGCCGGGCCTGTCCGCGACGCAGCGGGTCACCTCTGTCGGTGGCACCGCTAACGGCGCATTCTCCAGCGCCGCGACCGGTGTCCTCGACGTGTACAACCTCAACGCGGCGGTCGGCCCCAGGTTCAGGCTGTCGGACAACGTGGCGTGGATCGCGAACATCACCACGATCAACAAGATCCGCGGCCTCGACCAGTATGGCGGCGGCGGGTTCTGGGCGAACTTGAACTCGGATGTGCCGGACCGGCTGCTGAACAAGGCGATCTACGAGTCGCCGTCGCTCACCTCAGCTGGTGTCGGCGGTGCTGGCTCCACGGCGCTCGCGTCGGGTGTCGCCGTGTTCGGTGCGTGGGACCGATTCGTCGTGGTTGACCGGATCGGCTCGACGATGCTGTTCGACCCGATGGTCAAGTCGCTGGGCACTGGTGACGCGCCGTCTGGGCGTCAGGGCTGGTTCTTCTTCTGGAGGGTCGGCTCGGGTGTCGCCGCGCAGAACGCGTTCCGCTGGATGGGCAACATCTGACAACCACTACTAGGCCCCGGTGGGCCGCCGCAGGTT